TAGAAGCCCCTGCGGCTCCTGTGGAGGCACCTGTCGAGGCTCCGGTTAGTCCAGACCCTGTTGCACCCGGAGATACGCCTGTGGATACGCCAGTAGAAACACCCGCCCCTGTTGACACGCCTGTTGAGGCTCCTGTTGACACGCCAGCGCCGGTAGAAACACCTGTAGAAGCTCCTGTCGAGACTCCTGCACCTGTCGATACACCTGTAGAAGCTCCTGCGGCTCCTGTAGAAGCTCCTGCGGCTCCTGTAGATGTTCCGGTTGAGGCTCCTGTCGATCCGGCCCCCGCTCCGTCAGTTCATGAGTCGCCTGTCGTGGTCGCAGTCACGTCGTCTTCGGCACTCAAGGATGACATTGCTGGCATTCAGGCCGCTTTGACAGCGGTTTCTCAGAAGCTTTAATATATTTTGAAGGGGGGAGGTAAAACTTCCCCCTTTACTATTCCATGGACCTGTGATAGGGTCTATCCAATGCGCGTGTAGTGCTCAGTTGGCTAGAGCCGGATTCTCTAAAAGTCGTCGGTCACGGGTTCGAGTCCCGTCACGCGCGCCACACCTCCCCATAATGAAAGTCTATCTATGAGTGATACTGTGAATACTGTTCCTACGATTCCGTCTAAGCCAAAGCGCGTTAGAAAGAACTATCCTAGAAAGAAGAAAGTTGCCGCAGTTCCAAACAAGGAAACTGTTGCGGCCTTGAACGAAGCACAGGCTGTTGCGGCCCCCAAGCCACCTCCCGCCGCACCACAGAAGCATCCGGCTCACGTTATTGGCGATGCCATGGCCGAGTTGCTTTCCTCAGATCAGGCGAAGCACGCATATCTTTTTGAAATGAATGACGATACGTCCCGCAATCGTATTGCCGGATTGGTCGCTCAGATCGCGAAGATTTACCTTACGCAAAGCGGCACGCCTTATCATGCCTATCGCACTACATCAAACGAACAAAATAACAAGCAAGCCGATGCCGAAGCATTCAATATCAAGTGTGACTTCGATATCATGCTAACCCCGACATTTGGCTACTGGATGCAGTTTGTTATCAACACCCCAACAGGGAGAGTTACAGTCAACTATTAAGATATGATTTCGGAAATTGGTTTCTATATTGTTATAATTCTAGGTTTACTCCTCATAGTTGCTACTGTGAGGGAGATTTTCCGATAAATATACGTGTCTCTGATGCGTATAGAGGAACAATTTAATGCAAGTTTGGCGTTATCAGGTTAAGCATAAAGGGTATTGGATTTACGACGTAATTATTCCTGATTTTATTATTCCTCAACTTAGGAAAGAGTTTGGGAAAGTTAAGATCGAGGAAGTGTTGTCTTCCTATGCCGGGCATAAACTCAAGGGCGAAGGCTATGACCCTCGCTTTATGGAAGTAACCTTAGACACCATCTATTCAGTAGAAAGCCTTGATCAAAAATTTAACAAAGAAGATCGCGGAGCGTTCATTTTTACGAAACCACTTACAAAATGATGACTAAATACCTTCGTAAGTCCCAAGGCAGATAACTAAGACCTTGGGCAGAAGGAAAGGACAAGTCAAATGAAAATCGATAGCAATACACTTACGTCTAATTTCGAATTTTATGTCGAAGTAAACGGACGCCCCGCAAGAGAATACCTTCACGAAAATCAAGTCTATCTAGAGGGCCGTAAAGGCTCAGAGTATAGTCTTGTCTTCAAAAACAAAACTCCCAACCGAGTCCTAGCAGTTATGTCCGTTGATGGCCTTTCGGTCCTAGACGGCAAGTCCGCTGGACAAGATAGCCCCGGCTATGTCTTGGGACCTTACGAAACAATCAAGGTTCCCGGCTGGAAAATCAACGAAAATAGTGCCGCAAGATTTCAATTCCAACCACAAGAAAGTGGTGGAGCGGATAAGACATATGTTGAATCCTTGATTGCGGATGGTATTGACGTATCAGCACAAAATCAAGGCGTGATTGGTGTAATGGTGTTTAGACAATTACCACCAATGAGAACACGCACAGTTTATCATTATGTGGCACCAAGCCCACAAGTTTGGCCTGTAAACGATCCGATATGGCCAACGTGGACTTCCGTTAATAGCTTAGGCATGTCTCCTACAACACTTTCGGCTTCCCCAAGTGTCGAAAGCAATACAATTAGAGCTTCGGCAAGTTCTGCTAAATCTTATGGTGCTTCAAATGTAGGTGCCGAAGCATTGGCTCAGAACAGTTCAATGGGAACTGGATTTGGCGAACAAGTAAACTTTGAAACAACTTCTACAGTATTTAATCGTGATTTATCGGCTCCCCTGTGGCTAGGCGTAATCATTTACGATACTCTAAAAGGACTACAAAAGAGAGGTGTCAACGTTTCGACCCCTCCATCCCCTATAGAAGCCGCGTTCCCCGGAATGGCTACAGGATGCCGGGTGCCGTCAACCTATAAGGGCTAAACAAAACAGGGCGGCTCAAAAGGCCGCCCTTTCTCTTTGAAAGGATATATGATGAATAAACAAGAGGAACTAGCACTTTGCCTTTTTGAAATCAATCGAGAATTTCTAAAAGAAAAGGTTCCAAACATTCCTGAGTGGAGTGAACTTGATAATGTAGTTAAAATTTACTGGATGGCCTTGGCAGAAGGTGCCTTGGAAATCATGGCGGAACCTGATTCAGTCATGCTAGGTGCCGTTCTCAAGGAATATAGAAAACCTACCGCCGTTGAAAAGGGAGCAACATGGGAACAACAAAGAGTTTCAGAATTTACAAGAGTTTATCAGGCCGCTTTGGAATCCGCGAAGACCGATTGGAAGAGCATCCTAAAAAAGAAATGACATTAAACTACTTGGAACATTCAGTGGCTATGGATATGATTGAGAAGGGTTATGACCATTTAAACCCGGCTGATATCGAAAGATATTGGAGAGAAAAACTCGATTTGACATAAATACGTTTATAACTTAGGAGGCTTTCTTTGCCCAATTATACTTTCAAAAATAACACTACCGGCGAAGTTGAGACATTAACCATGTCTATGGCCGATAGAGAAACTTACCTCTCAGAAAATCCTCACATTGAACAAATGATTGTTTCGGCTCCTGCACAAAGCTTAAGGGCAGCTATGAGCAAGCCTGACGATTCGTTCCGAGATATTCTTCGTTCTATTAAGCGCAGAAATCCAAGATCGAACGTTAATACTTTTTAATCGTGTCTACAAAGGAGAGGGGACACGGTTTTTTGTCATGGATGCTTGATTTAACTCGCTCTCTGTCAAGGATGCCCATGCTTGAAATCGCTCAAAGTTTGTCAGAAGTGCCTAACCGCCGTCTTACAAAAACAGAACAAAAGAAACTACGTCGCCAAGGTCTATTAAATGGAAACGTAAGAGTTCGACAAGAACAAGAGCCAAGAAGAGGATTATTTCTAAACTGCATTAAGCCCAAGACAATTAATCAATCTAAGATTTTCAAGAGCTATGAGGCTGGCAAGAGCCTATTGCTTCATGGTCTACCGGGAACTGGTAAGACATTTTTGTCTCTATTTCTCAGCCTACAGGAAGTCATGAACGGATGCGGACCTTATAAAAAGGTCGTTATTGTTCGTTCGGCCGTTCCAACTCGTGATATCGGCTTTTTGCCGGGCAATAAGACGGAAAAGATGGCTGAATATGAGGCACCATATCGTGCCATTTGTGCCGAACTTTTCGGCAGAGCCAATGCCTACGAGTTGCTAAAGAGTAACGGTATGATCGAATTTTTCCCTACATCATATATCAGAGGATTGACCATTTCGGACGCTATTGTCATTGTAGACGAAATGCAGAACCTAACCGGCCATGAGTTGGACTCCGTTATCACGCGCCTTGGTGATAACTCCAAAATCATCTTCTCCGGTGACTTCCGTCAATCGGATTTCCGCTTCAATGATGAGAAGCGTGGAATTGTAGAGTTTATGGAAGTCCTAGAGAAAATGAAAGGCTTTGTCCACATTGAACTAGGAGTTGACGATATTGTCCGTTCGGGGATCGTTCGCGAATACATTATCACTAAAGCAGAGATTGGGAGAGTCTAAGCAGTTTACTCATTTAAACTGTCCGGATATCCCAACAATTAAAGACGAAACCGATCCATCAGGCGTGCGTTTCTACGTATTACCTGATGGATCGCGTTTTCCCTCCGTCACAACCGTCTTGGGCGATACCAAGAAAGAGGCCATTACCGAGTGGCGTGAAGAGGTAGGGCATGAACAAGCCGCAAAAATTTCGGGCCGCGCGAGCATACGTGGGAATAAGATACATAAGATATGTGAACATTATTTGAACAATGATATGGATGGCTATTTGGCACCTTTCTTGCCTGATGATCTCCTGTCGTTCAAAAAAATGAAGGCACTGTTAGATACCCATGTAGACAATATCTACGCTCAAGAGGTGGGACTTTTTTCCAAGTTTCTCAAGACAGCCGGTCGCGTAGACTTAGTGGCGGAATGGGACGGAAAGTTGTCCATCATCGATTTCAAAACATCCGCTAAGATGAAGCGGAAGGAATGGATCGATCATTACTTCATGCAGGCGTCCGCATATTGCGTAATGTTCGAAGAACTAACGGGCATTCCAATAAGTCGGACTGTGATCTTGATGAGTGTAGACAACTACGAACCGCTAGTGTTTCTCGAAAAGAGAGACAACTACATTTTCCAGTTCATAGAGGCCCGCGAGGCATTCGAAAGGAAATATAATGTCTAGACTTAAGACCACACTTGCCGCCATTGTCTTCTCACTTGCGACAATGGGTGCCGCCCTTGCGGAAGACCCCGTTCCGTCTCAGAAGATGCCTCCCGAAAGTCCCACACCTTTTAGACATATGAAAATGGCCATTCCCGGTGTTTGCGGGAAGATTGATGACTTCAAGGCTCTTTTCGAATCCAAAGATATGCAATTGGTTTATAAAGGAACGACAACCGAACAACCTATTTCAGTTTGGTTGACTCCTAATGGCAAGAGCGCGACAGTTATGATTGCGGTTGACCCTCAGACACTTTGCATGGTTTTCACGTCAACAGATATCGAACTCAACCGTGACCTACTTGCAAAGATGATTGGCGAAAGAGGATAAATAGATGACCGAAAAAAAGGAATCAACCCGGTTTAGTTTCAAGGCACAACAGAAGAAAGCCGAACAAGAGAAGGTCCACTATGACAAATTCTCTTGGAAGCCCGAAGATGTAGTGTTTGAGAAGGAACCCAAAAAGAAGAAATAAACGATGCTATCTTTCAAGTCTCACGCATGGTGGAATGCTCTCAACAGAGAAGAACAAATCCAATACTTGAAAGATCATCCGAAGTCTCGGTTCAAAGGCATGGTTAAAAGTGCCTTTACCAAGCCTACTTCTGATTCAAAAACCGAATACGCTCCTATCGGTAAGCCATTTGAGCCCACCAAGGATACGTGGGATATTGTTACGAAGTCTGGCCACGCCATTTATGCCGGAAATCCGGCCATGTCCGATGCCAAACTGAAAAATATTTGGGCAGCTAAGAGCTATGGCGCTCAAAAAGAACATAGCAACAATCCAGAAAGCCCGTTTTTTAATCATCCTATAACGGCTCCAAATCCCAACACCACAAAGCCTCTTCCGACTATGGAACCATCCAAGATGAGCCATGAAGATGCTCGTTTCTTGGCGTCTGTTTTTCTTCCCAAGGGCGGTAAGAGCGATTCTGAATACAATCAAGCCATGGATTATGCCGCCTTTCTCATCAAGACGAAAGGTGATATCGGCTATAAGGATTTCATGGACAAGCTTCATCTTATGTATGGGAAGATGAATGATGACGAACCGGACGAGGCTAAGACCAAGAGTGCTTATCTCTATAAGCTGATTGATCAGGCGACCGACGAAACAAATAATGACGATTTTAAGTCCTACATGTATAATAAAGGCCCCGCGCACGCGGTTCCTGACAATGTGCCGGGACCGGAAATGCATATGAAGGCTGGTATTTCTCTTGTGCCTCATATTAAGGATGATCCTTTTAAAATACCAAAAACAAACCTTTCCAAAGAACAGCTTACCAAGCTTAGACTAGATGCGGTAAGGGATACTCCCGCTGACCCCGATCCTCTATGGATGGATGATGAAGAGATTGATTCGGGCGTCGAAGAAATCAATCCTGCTTTGAATGAACTCAAGGAAGCGGCAAAGAAAGCTTACAACGGTCCTGCTGATGGAGAAGTGTTGACCGCCATGGAAGACCTTATTGTCCAGAAGACTAAGGAAATAACCAAAAAATATGGTTTTAATAGTATCGAAGGAACCGAAATGCGTTCCTTGGTGAAAGGTTGTCCCGGTCCATCGGCGCTTTACTACAAGTGGAATGAGCCTTTTCAGGACCAATTTGATGAGCTTACTAACGAAGAACGCAACGCTGCTAAGGCATACAAGGGCTCAGACTACGGACCTTGGAATAGCTATTTGCGCCGTAAGCCCAAGAGAGATGAATGGGAACGTGACGATCCTGATTATGAATACAGCATCAATAATATGTCGGGTGCTATTAACAAATTCAAGATTCCGGAAACTATGAGATTTTTCAGAGGTAAAAATCAGAATGATTTTTGGAAGGAAAACCTAAAGGTCGGTAATACTTTTACTGATGAAGGTTTCAGTTCTGTTACCCTGAGTAAGGGAATTGCTAAGGGATTTGCCTCTGAGAACCCCGTTATGTTTGAGATAACCGTGCCAAAGGGTGTTGGTGCGATGCCTCTTGATACATTTCGCATCTATCCCTATTATGGTGCATCGCACAGAGAGTGCGAATATGTGCTCGACAAGGGCTCTCGTTTCCATGTCGATTCGTATACGGAAGAGCCAAACGAGTTTGGGGGCGTATGGCCTATTTGGCATTTGACCGTCCTGCCTCCCGAAGAAAGTGCTTGACAAGTTTACAGGACGGGTGTAGATAGGAGCCGTGAGAAGTGTTTCTCACAGGAAGAGAAGGAGAAAATGGTAAAGGGTGCTAAGAAGATCGCCAGAAACAAGATGATAGACGCCATGGCGGTTGACGGAGGTGAGTTGTTTAAATACGGAGTCTTTATCGAGGGTCCGGATGAGAACAAGGGTCCAATCGTTGATCCAAAGTGGCGTGTTGAGAAGTATAAGGGCCTTAATCTCAATCAGTTACTTGAGATTGCCAAGAGACAGGCTAAGAAGTAACATACCTTCGTCTCCTAAATAGTGAAAACCACTTATTTAGGAGACACTTGATGTTTGAAGACCTACTCGCGCTTATTACCGAATCTCAGGTTCGCTTTTCCGGTGGGCAGAAGTTCGGACAGGTTGTCTTCATGGGTGGCGGCGGTGGCTCTGGTAAGGGCTTCGCATGGAACACCTTCATGGAAGGTGAAAACTTTAAGGTTTTCAACGTAGACGATTTCAAACAAAAGTTTATTGATGCCGGTAAGGCTGGCGTAAAAGCCTTCGCTCCATACAAGGATATGGACCTAAAGAATCCCAACGATGTTAAAGACTTGCATCAAGCGGTCAAGGATTCTAAAATTTCCACACATCAGCTACATTCATTCTTCTCCGCTCACAGCGACGGAGTGAAGTCGCGTCTTCCAAACATTTGTTTTGATATGACGCTAAAGGACAACGATGATATGGATGAATATATTCCCAAGCTTGTAGAGATGGGATATGATCCATCTAACATCCATCTTGTGTGGATTTTGACAAATTACACAGAAGCCGTAAATAATAACGCAAAACGAACCCGTAAGGTCCCTGAAAACATTCTTCTGGACACGCACGAGGGAGCGGCTGTCAATCTCATGAAAAACTTTAAGCAAGGTTTGCCTCATGGATTGAATGGTAAGATTGTGGTTATTATCAACAATCGTGCTAACACAAAATGGATGGAAAAAGAATCAAATACAAACAACTTCATGAGCGCCTTGGGCAACAATAGCACAAGTGATAAGGTTGAGCGTAGAGGCAAGACTCTAACAGACCCTAAGTATGCAGCCTTCATGAAGCACAAGATGGAGATGTGGCGCAAGGCCAATACAGGCCCTTCCAAGATTTTGGAACGTCGTAAGGCTTTCAAATACCTGATCTTGAAGAAAGAAGGCGTTCCATTCCATCTTGACAATGGAATGAAGGGTAAGGTCAACATGCAAGTTCGCCAGAACGCGCCTATGACCACGCGCACAGCCCGCATTTGGCCTACGCAATCAGGTCGCGGACTTTCGTTGTAATGCTTTCCTTCAAGTCCCTATCGTGGTGGAACGAACTGTCACGCGAAGCTCAGATAGAGTATCTTAGACAACATAAGAAGTCTGAGTTTCGCGGATATGTCAAAAGGTTTAATTTCGCCCATTTAGTGCCTCCAACTTCCTTCGCTGATATTGATCGAACTCCCGAAGGTATGAAAAAGGTAGCCGAACTTCGCCGTCAAAGTCTTGCGAAGCCGTATGATGGCGATCTATATTCTGCCTATTCTGACTATGCTGACTTGGCATTGAGTCCTTACGAATATGGAGAATTTCCCGGCGTTCCATACTCTGCCCGCCATTCAAAAAGCCGTTTCTGTGATATGATCACGCCAGCGCAACGCAAGGCGTTAAATTCTATTGGCATGAAAGACGGGACGGTTGTCGCGAATTACAAGGGCGTGGGCACGAAGGAAACTCGTAAGCTAAACAGCGAGATCAGCTATTTCCTCCGCAACGGAACCGTTCCTGAAAATTCGTCAAAAGAAGAGATGGAAAAGAACGTTGAGACGCTGAAAAAGTGTATCAATAAGTTTAAGCTTCCCGAAGATTTGGTTTGTTTTCGAGGCACTGGCCTTGACATTGACTTTCATGATAACTTGAAAGTTGGCGATGTATTCAAAGACGAAGGTTTCGTATCCGTAAGTATTGATAGAGAAGAGGCCGGTAAGTTTGGTGCAACCAAGCGTGAGACGGCTAAGACTCTATTTCACATTACAGTCCCAAAGGGATACCATGCTATGCCTTTAGCTGGTGGATTGACACAATACATGGACGATTCCTTGGACCATGAGGCCGAATACATTCTTAAACCCAATTGTAAATTTCGCGTTGATGCCATCAAGGCGCACCACACCGCCACCATCGGCCGAAACTATGTTTATTTGACCGTCATCAGTGATGGAGACGAAGGGCCAAGTGATTCGATTTCCGAAGCTGATAAAAAGAACCCTTTCAAAGACCAAACCACAGGAGATTGGAAGAAACTCTATCGCGGAACATGGGGTCCAGATGGCACTTTACTTGCGGGAGAATCTTGGTCGGATGATTATAACATCGCAAAAAGTTATGCCACAAATCCCAATGATGTGAAATCTTATAACGAATACAAGAAAAACAAAAAGCCTGTGCCTGTTGTGTTTGACGCTCGCATGGAACCAAAGAAACCAATTTCCTTGGGTAATGACAACGGAAAGGTTTCGCTTGGCGACGTGCAAAAGGCACTTAACCTTTCTGACGAAGAGCTTCAAAAGTGGGTTTGGAAAATTCAGAACCGTGAGTTGGATGCTGTGTGGTCACTGAGTAAGCCTGTTAAAACTTCTTATATGGGAGATGTTGATCAGCTTACCAGCGTAATTGCGGACACATCGCCGGGCGCGGGCCGTAAGTATGAAGATGTAGATGAACCAAAACGTGCAATAACTTACAAGGATACAGCGTTTATTGACACATTTGCTTTGACAGATAACAAAGAAGTGCTGGATAGACTTAGAGAATTGGGTTATGATGCGGTTCATACCAAGGCACCTTATATTGAGGACGGAAAACGCCGCGTTGTGAACGAATATATGCCTCTGGACAAGACCATTGTCAAAAATCGCACCATGGGATTATTGGGGTTGTGGGGTTGACATGGGAATCGAAGTAGTGGTATAAATAGCGGGTTGGGTGCGTTGACGACTATCGTCAAGTCCGCGAAGACTCCGGTGCGATACCGGACGCCTCCACCATAGCTACAGGCCGGGGTCCGTGATGTTATAGCCCCGCCCCCAATTGAACGGATAGGGGTTTGTCTGTAGCTATGATGGGGGCGAAACAGGCTCGATTCGTGGCGAATAGGGTATTCTGAGCGTCCGACAAACAGTAAATGCTAACGATAACTCGTTTGGAGACATGCGCCTAGCGGCGTAAGGTTTCTTGGGGTTTGGCGGTTTTCCTTATTACCCAAAAACCGTCACTTCTTTTATTCCTACCGACGATAGGAGAGAGATTGGGGTTCCATCCCGACTAAGACCCGATAAGCTCAGTAGCGCAGTCCCCATGGAACGGGGACAATTGCACGCCCGACTTGAAATCGGGAGGCCCGAATTTGCGCAACGGATGGCGGCTCGCGCTTCCATTAGTGTAGTGGGCTTCGTCGGTAGCAATAAAAGAAGTTACCCGTAGCAACGCGGTGGGAACGCGGTCTATTAGCCGTTAAAAGCGATCTAGGTGGCGTGGCCACAAAGCCTAGCGAAGCGGCGAACAATGTAGGGCGGTTGGAATCGCAGCGGCAGAAAACCGTGTAAACAGGTTCGATTCCTGCTACAAGTTGGTTCAAATCCAACCTACGGGGCCATTGACAATCTCCCTTTCATGCATTACATTGTGTATGTAAGAGGAGTCTTTGATAATGAATGTTGTTGATAAGGCCAGAGAATTTGCCATTCAGGCGCACGAGAGCGTTGGGCAAATCAGAAAATATACGGGTGCTCCGTATTACACGCACGTTCTCGCGGTAGCGGAAATCGTCTCCACCATTCCCGGTCACACAAAAGAGATGGTAGCAGCGGCGTATCTTCATGATACGGTCGAGGATACTCCCATAACTCTTGATGAGATTGAGGAGAATTTTGGTGAGACGGTAGCACAGTATGTGTTCTATCTGACCAACACAAAGGACCGGTCTATCAATCGAAAGGCCAGAAAGGCTATCGATATCGAGCGGTTGAAGGGCGCTCCGTCCGTTGTGAAGTCCATCAAGTGCGCGGACATTATCCACAACTGCGGAAGCATCACTGAGCACGATCCCGGCTTTGCCGAGAGATATCTGAAAGAGGGATTGGACCTTTTGACCAATGCCTTGACAGGGGCCAACGGCCCAATTTGGATTTATGCGGTTGATGTGGTCAAGGGCAACCTTGATATCCTCAAAAACCGGAAGTGATATATACTAAACCTTTCACTATTTTTTAGGACTTCAATGATTCCGAATATCAATAGCCCCCTTGATTTCGCAAGGGAGATTGAGACGCTTGTCGAGGAGTTTGGGATGGAGTATCTTGAAGCTCTTATCCACTATTCTGAGTCTCATGATCTTGAGATTGAGACAGTGGCATCCCTAGCCAAGCAAAATCCCCAAATCAAAGCACTTCTGTCCGAACAGTGCGAAGCCGTGAATCTCGTTAAGAAATCGGCCCGCCTCCCCATTTAGAGGAAAAAGAAATGAGATTTTATGATGATCGCCCGCTAGAGACGGACGAATATGACTACGATTTTAATGGCGGCGGCTTTCGCAGCGATGAAAGTTCCTTGTGGGCCATTACCGTAGCTGTTATATCGATCATTGGTGGGGTGTCTGTAACACTCTACATTATCGCCAGCGCCTTCTTTAACTAGGAGAGAATGATGAAACGCTTTGTCGAGGATTATGAAATCGATCCCAATGGCGAAGGAAATGGCTGTGCTTATCTCATAGCTATCGTTATCATTTTGTTTGTAGTTTACCTCACGGTTCGACATTTTACTGGATAAACAATGACGCCTTTCGAGGCATTCGAGATTTTTACTGCATTAAATCTTCATTTCAAGAGTAAAAACTACGATTTTATCAAGTATAACGGGAAAACATCCCTCATCCCGGCCACTCTGGAAAGACGCCGGGACAGATTCCGCTACGAAAAGCTTTCCCGTCATAAGGACCCCTTCCGGTTTCTTTTGGCCAATTATGCGGATGGCGATGCCAAATGGGTTGGGGACTTCATGTCTCCGGAGGCCGAACAAACCTACCTTAATTGGTTAAAAAGAATCGAGGCATTGACTTATCACGTCAAGGCTGACTTGAAGTATCTTTATGATACGTATGGGGATTTCGACCTTCTCTTTGAAGTCCCTCACAATCAGTTTCCCCGTTTACTCACGGCATACCTTCAAAAGAAGGTCAGTATAGACACCCTAATCATCTTAAATGAATTGACGGATTGTTTCAAATACTGGAATGCCAAGGTAGAGGATAGCATGGTTTGGCCATCTATTCATTTGAAATGTGTAAAATACAGGAGGTTCATGGATATAGATTCTGAGAAATATCGTCAGATAATTATTGACACCTTCTCAGAAAAATGATATAAATAGAACATATTATGAGTTTGTGATTATACGTCGAACATACGTCGAAACATTCCGAAATAAGAGGAACATACTAATGTCTACATTCCGCAAGAATGCGAAGTCTATCGCTCAACTACAGGCATCCGCCGCAAAACTCACCGCAAAGACCTACGAAGCTGACGCTCGTTATTGGAAGCCAACTCTGGACAAGGCCAAGAATGGCTTTGCCGTCATCCGCTTCCTGCCCGCGTCGGACGGGGAAGATGCCCCTTGGATTCAGTATTTTGACCATTTCTTCAAGGGTCCTACCGGTAAGTATTATGTTGAGAAGTCCCTAACAACCTTCAATAAGGAAGACCCTGCCGCAGAGGCCAATTCCAAGATTTGGAATGCCGGTGAAGCTGGCGTAAAGAAGATTCGTGACGAAGGCCGCAAGCGTCGTCAGAACTTCGTTTCCAATATTCTGGTTGTGAATGATCCGGCCGTGCCAGAGAACAACGGAAAGGTTTTTCTCTTCAAGTATGGTAAGAAAATCTTCGATAAGATCATGGACAAGCTACAGCCTTCCTTTGAGGGCGAAGTTGGAGTCAACGTGTTTGACTTTGATGAGGGTTGCAACTTCAAGTTGAAGATTCGTGGCACCGAGAATGGGCCGAACTATGATGCTTCCGAGTTTGAAGCGCCTTCGCCTGTCGCCAAGACGGACGCGGCCATGGAAGCCATCTATAAGTCTCAGTATAGCCTACAGGCCGAAATTTCTGATGACAAGTTCAAGTCCTACGAAGAGCTTTCGAACATTCTAAAGTCGGTTCTCGGTAATACAGATGATGTATTCCTCCGTAGCCATGGAAGTGGTGTGGAGGAAATTGCTTTGACTGCCCCGGCCAAGGAATTGCCGGTTGCTCAGAACAACATTCCGTTTGATGCCGATGACGACGAAGATACGGTTGCTTTCTTCAATAAGGTCGTAAACAAGAGATAAATATCGAAAGGGGGCTACGGCCCCCTTTTTTCCCTCTTGACTCTCCAAAAAGTTTGATTATATTTGAGAGGTAACAAGGGAGATGGACATGACGACGCTCGCGGAACGCCTTGCTCAGATCGAAGTTCGGGAAGCCGAGTTGGAGGCGCAGGGATATATGGTGTTCGCTCTCGTCAAGGATTTGGACTATTGGGCACAGTTCGGTGTCACCACGGCCGAAGAGTTTGACGAACAGATGCGTCTTGAAGAGGAGAAGGAAGCCCGTAAGGCGGCTTTCTATTATGACGACTTCGATTTTGAAGACCACTGCCGCTACTTGGATGAGTGCAATGCCAAGTGGGAGGAAGAGCAGCGGGTGAAGGCCGAAGAGAAGGCCGATTATGAGGCCCATCAGGTGTTCGCCAACTATCAGGATGGATGGATTTAACACAGGAGGTGAAAAATGACGACAAGTAGGACTTCAAAGGCAAAGCACAAGCGCAATGCGCAGCGCCGCCTTCGTCAGGCTCTCAAGCGAGTTGATGGTATCACGCGAATGAGCATCGCAATTATCCACGCCAATTGGGGCGATGGTCCGGACAAGCGAGCATACCGAGAAAAATATTGATCATAGGGGCTTTACGGCCCCTTTTTTTATGTCTATATTGT